GACAGGCTATTTGCAAGCTCGAATCTGTAACGGAAGTTGCAAAATAAACTGCAAAATGGCCTTTACAGTTCCAGTTTTGTTTCGGAAATTACGCAGGAAAATCAAGTGGCTGGGGGACCTGGACCCCCAGCCACTTTTATTTAAGGCTTTGAAAATTAATAACCTATTGCTTTAAAAGGATAATTCCTTTTATAAGTGTTCCGGTTTGGTGTTCCGGTTGATAGCTCCGGTTGTATAAGGTAGGTTGTAAAATGTCTAGGCGTTCCACAATCAAAAGACGTGGTAACAGTGGCGTCTATCAGGCGCGAATTTATATTCCGCAAGACCTGCAATCGCATTTCAAGTGTGAAGATAAAAAAGTCTCACTACGCACGAAAGACGAGTCAGAAGCAAAGCGCCTCTTTCATATCGAGTTGGCAAAGTGGGAAACCGTTTTTCAGGACTTGCGGAACCGACGCAACTTGACCGCCGACGACAAGGCGGACGCTATATGGCAGCATTACACCGACACGCTTTCACGCGACGACCAGAAGCGTCAGATTATGCCGACACAGGCGGACATTGCCGCCGCACATAGCAACCTTATTGAACGCGCCAAGAATGGTGAAATCACCATAGACGCGAAAGACCCGTTAGCCGTTCTCGACGCCACATTAGAAATTCAAGCTAAGCAGTCGGCGCGCCAGTACGACGCGAAGACGCGCCAGAACAAGCTTGATGCGCTTCGCAAGCACCTTGTTTCAGGAGAGACGGCTTTAATCAGCCACGAAGTCACAGATTACATTGACCGCAATAAACTGATTATCGATCCTGATTCACCGGATCGCGCAGACATTGCGCAGAAGCTTATTCGCGCAGAAATCGAAGCCTTAGAGCGAACGATTGAGCGGGATCACGGCGATTACAGCGGTGCACCAAAAGACCCGATTGTTAAGCCGGCAACCGGCAATAGTCGGATGCAGGCGAAGCCCGGCGAAACAATTATAGAAGTTTTTGAATCATATGCGCGCCAGAACCCGAACCGGATTTCACAGGACACGCTTAATCAGGCGAGGCGCGACATTGGAACCCTTGTTGATTACCTTGGCGGCAACACTCCGGTGCAAAAGATCGACAAGAAGGCCGTTCGCGAGTGGAAGGACTTGCTATTACGCTACCCGGTCAAGGCGACCGAAACGAAAGCTTTTGCAGGCATGAAGTTTGCACAGATCGTCCGGCACAACGAGACGGTAGGTAAACCGGCGATTACACCTAAAACGGTCAATCGTTACATGTCCAGCCTTGGTGCGTTCTGCAAATGGGCTGCCAATCACGGCTATTTAGATAGCAACCCTACCGATGGTATGTTTTTGGCGAAGGAAAAGGGAAATTCAACTAAACCTTTCAGCATCGAACAATTGAACGAACTTTTCGCCTCGCCGCTATTCACTGGTTGCCAGAGCGCGACGGAATGGCGGAACATGGCGAAGCCCGGAAATGTTCAGATTCGTGACCATCGCTATTGGGTGCCGTTAGTAATGCTCTTTTCGGGTGCGCGTCCGGCAGAGATTGCGCAGCTTGCTGTTTCGGACGTTAGGCAGGAGCACGGCCATTGGATTATGCATATTACAGAGGAAGGCGAGGGGGAAAAGAGCGTTAAAACTGCCGGTTCAATGCGTGTTGTGCCGGTTCATCCCGAATTGGTGAAACTCGGCTTTATCAAATATCATGCCGCGATTAAGCAGGCAGGCGAGAAAAAGCTTTTCCCTCAAGCCGAACGCAATGAGCGCGGGCAGATGATAGCCGATTTTAGCCGCGAATTTGGTCGGTATCTGACACGTATCGGTATGAAGGAAGGGCGCGGTTTATCCCTATATAGTTTCCGCCATGGGGTGACTGATGCTTTGCGCCGCGCCGGACACCTTGACGAGCAATTTGGCTTCATTCTCGGTCACACGTCCGCGACCATGACCGGGCGCTATGGTCAGTTACCTGAAGGAATGCTTCAACAGCGCGTGGAGTTGATCAATTCAATTTCATATCCCGGTTTGGAAATAGATCACTTAATTTGATTGATTATCGCCAAAGTATCAATTTTGGTGATTTTTAGGATTCACATCATGTAAGCTTTGTGCAATAATGGCTTTGTTTTTAAGCAAGGCTTTTCAATTGTATAATTTTTTTAATTTGTTTCGCAAGTCAGCAGATTTGGAACAGAAGGCGCATAAAACTTCTGATTCAAATCTGCATATTATTCTCGGTGGGCGTCCTACAGCTTCTGGCGTTTCGATTACTGGCGAGAATGCACTTTCTATTCCGGCCGTCCTACAAGCAATCCGCCTTATTGCTGAAAACATCGGTTCATTACCTTGCAAGCTCTATCATGACCTTGAGCAAGGCAAGCAGAATGCGAAGGAACATACGGCTCACCGTATCGTTCATAATCGTGCCAATGGCTGGACTAGCGCCGGACAGTTGCGCACGGACCTGACCAGAGACGCATTGATTTATGGTAGCGGCTTCGCAAAGGTCGTGCGATCGTCGGATGACAGGCCGCTTGAACTTGTTCGCCTGAAGCCCGGCACGGTAACGGTTTTTGAGGATTCCCTTGCTGACCTTCCACCATTTTATCGTGTAACGGAAGCAGGCGGCACCGTTGAATATCCACATACCGAAATTCTGGATATTCGCCCTTTCGCGAATAAATCCCTTGTCTCGCTCGGACGCGAAGCAATCGGACTTTCTTCTGTCCTTGAAGATCATGCGGCAAAGCTGTTCGCAGGCGGTGGAAAACCGCCTGCCGTTCTATCGAACGCAAATACTATTCCATCTGAACAAGGCGTAGGCGAGAAAGTCGTTAAACGGCTTAAAGATAACTATCGTAAAGCCCAGAGCGACGGGTTCACGGTTCCATTAGTCCTTGATGACGGCTGGACTTATGCGCAAATGGCGCTCGCCAGCACCGATGCGCAATTTCTCGAAAATCGTGTTTTCCAGATTGACGACATTGCGCGGATTTTTGGCATTCCGCCACACATGTTGTTTGAGCTATCCCGCGCCACTTGGTCTAACGCGGAACAGATGAGCGCAACGTTCACGCAGCTTTGCTTGCGGCCTTGGCTGGATCGCTGGCAGGACGCTTATGCAACGGTCCTTCTGACCGAAGACGAACAAGACAAATATTCGTTTGAATTCGTCATTGATGACCTTCAACGCGCTGACACGAAAACCCGCGCCGAAGTCTTTTCAACACTTGTTTCCAGCCGCGTCATGACGCCGAACGAGGTTCGTGCCGCCATGAACATGCCGCCAATGGAAGGCGGCGACGAGCTTGTTAATCCATTTACAACCAGCACCGCCGCGCCAGCCCTTCCGGCACCGGCGACCGATATTTCTAAGGATATTTCACAATGATTAAGCACTTTATCGGAGACGCTGAAAGGACGCTTCACCTCACGCCGGATATGACCGTTGCGCTTGAGAAGCATGTCGGCAAACCAGTTGGCGAGCTTTATCAAAACTTCGCCCAGCACCGTGCCTATGTGTCAGACCTGTTTGCTATCATTTTTCACGGCTTGATCGGTGGCGGCATGGATGACCGCGCCGCGTTTGATCTTGTTGAAACCTATATCCGCCCACGTCCGGTTATGCAGAACTGGCGACTTGCCTTTGACGTTCTGGAATATGCTTGGAGCGGCGAAACGGTTTCCGATGATGTTGCAGACGCTTCCGAACCGGAGGCTGCATAATGGAAAAGCTGGAAGTTAAAGCCGATGTTTCCATTGATGATGCTGGCACTGTAACCGGGATTGCATGGCCGTTTGGCAAGCCTGACAGTATTGGCGACCTGATAGAGCCGACCGCGTTCAAATTCGCGCCAGAAATTCCGATGCTGGTTGAACATGATGGCGGTCAGGTTGTCGGCGTCTGGAAATCTTATGCCGTCACCGACAAGGGGCTTGAAGTCAAAGGCCGCTTGTTTGTTGAAGGCTCAGAACCAGCTCGCCTTGCACGCCAGCACCTCAAGGCCCGCAGCATGTCCGGCCTTTCCATTGGTTACATGAACAACGGTTTCAAGGCTCGGCCCGAAGGCGGTCGCGTCCTGACTGATATTACAGTCGCAGAAATCAGCCTTTGCCGCCGTCCGATCCATCCGAACGCGGGAATTATCGAAGTTAAAAGCGCCGTCGATGGAGCGGCACCAGATATTTTTAATAAGGAATTTTCAAATATGGATCACGAACAGATTGAGACGCCGGAAGTCGAAACCAAGTCGGAAAACCCGATTGACCAGAAGGCTTTCGAAGCCATGAAAGCGCGTCTGGACAAGCTGGAAGCCAAGGCCAACCGTCCGCAGCCCTCGAATAACAATCATCCTCGCGGCATGAACGATAATGGCGACCTTGAGCGCAAGGCGTTCACTGATTACGTTCGCACTGGTCGCATCGAAGAAAAGGCGCTTGCTTACGGCGAACCCTCAACGGGCGGCGTTCTCGCTCCCGGTGAAACCGCCAAGACCATTCTGGAAAAGCTGGCAGAATATTCGCCGCTTCGCTCGCTTGCATCTTCTATGAGCATGAGCGTTCCGGTTCTCGAATTGCCGCTTCTGATTGATGAAGTTGAACCGGGCGAAGTTGGTGAAACCGACGACCGGCCAGAGAGTGAGCCTTCTTATGATAAGATTGACCTTCGCACCTTTGAAACGGCGGTAACGGTTCCGGTTACGCGTATTCTTCTGGAAGATGCGCAGATTGATCTTGAGAGCTTCCTTTCCGGCCATATTGCGCGCCGTTTTGGTCAGCGCGAAGCCCGTCATTTCATCGTTGGCGACGGCGTGAAGCAGGCGGAAGGTGTTCTTGTCTCACCGGACGTTCTGGAACTGGAAGCGGAAGCTATTGACGGCGATGTTCTCACGGACCTGTTTTACAATATCAAGACCGGATATTCGCAGCGCGGCGCATGGCTTATGAACCGTGCCACCATGGCGACCGTTCGCAAGCTGAAAGCTACTGACGGTTCGTATATCTGGCAGCCTTCTATTGCCGCAGACGTTCCGCCGACGCTTCTAGGCCGTCCGGTATATGAAGCTGTGGACATGCCGAACGCCGAAGCAGGCAAATCTCCAATTGTCTTTGGCGACTTCCAGTCCGGTTACATGATCGCAGATCGCGCCGGATTCTCGACCATTCGCGATGAACTGACCGGAGCCGATCAGGGCATTATCAAGCTTCGCGCACGTCGCCGCGTTGGTGGCCGCGTTATTCAGGGCGAGGCAATTACCAAGCTCAAGATCGCGATCTAATCATGAGCAAGCGGTTCGCATACGAGGAAACGGTAATATCCTTTAGCAGAGGCGATATTACGCTACGTCCGACTTTGCGCGCCGCTTGCGCATTGGAACGCCTGCATGATGGCTTCCCCTCTTTGCTTAAACACATCGAACAGTTCCACCTTTCCACTGTTCGCGAAATCATCATGCAGGCGGCTTCCACTCGAAAGGAAGCAATCGCCTTTCTTTCCATCCTCGAAAAACAGCCCTTGCGGGTAGTGAAGCAAATCACCGTCGCGCCTTTGACGGAATTATGTCTGGGTCTCATTCCTCGATATGAGGAACCGGCACAGGACAAGAAACCAGCCAAGCCAGCTAAACCCGCAAAGCCTGTCACCATGCAGGACGTTTATGCGGAACTGTTTGCAGCTGGAACCGGATTGCTTGGCTGGACACCGGCAGAGACTTGGAACGCCACGCCGACAGAAATTGCAAAAGCCGCCAGAGGCCGCAATCGTTATCTCGCGGATATTCTCAAGGCAATATTCGGCGCACCGGATGACGATAAGCCGAAGATCGATCCCTACACCGACGAACAGTTAGCCCAGATCGAAAAGGACGGCACAGACCCGAATTTTGATCGTGCAGCCCTCGGAGACCTGAAAGCATCGCTATGACCGGCATTCCTCGCATATGCAGTTGCGGCAATGTTGTTCCACATGGCGAGCTATGCGCCTGCCAGCGCAAGCAGCAACAGGAACGCAAGGCCAGACACGATCGCCGCAGACCGACCGCAGCACAGCGCGGCTATAATCATGTGTGGCGGAAGGCCCGCAAAGAATTCCTAGCCATGCACCCTTATTGCGCCATGTGCGGCAAGCCAGCATCCGTAGTGGATCACAAGACGCCGCACCGTGGAAATCAGCAACTCTTTTGGTGGCGCGGCAACTGGCAACCGCTTTGCCAACCCTGCCACGACCGCCACAAACAGCGACAGGAGAATTCCAAATGATTACCTATATCGATCCTCGCACCGACGAACAGCGCAAGCATCCTACACAGATGGACCGCGCCTTTGATGCGCTCAAGCAGTCGCAAACGCATAACCGCGAGTTGCACGACATTTTCAGGCGCAACCTTCCTTCACTCGGAAGGCCAGAACGATGACACCGGCAGAACGCGCCAGACAGATCGATAAGCAAGAGTTTGAAGCGGAATGCAGAGCTATCCGTCAACGTGCTTACAATCTTCTAAGGAACCGTCCCAAGCGTGATCCTCGCGTACAAGCTTGCATAGATCGTGGCGCAAAAATCGGAACAGTCGACGGTAGACTTCCACCAGCGGTCAGGAATGCCAAGACATACACATATCAAGGCATAACCAAGCCCTTATCGGAATGGTCAAAGAGTACAGGCATTCCAGTAGGAGTAATAAGGAGCCGCTTGAATAACTCATGGTCAATCGAAGATGCTCTTTCAAAGCCAGTAAGACCAAAAGCATCTGATAAACCAAAGGACAAAGAGTAGTACGGGGGGTGGTCTCTAATCTAAATGGATCGAAGGGGACCGGCGCGGGGAAGCACGCGTATTAAATCTGTAATTACGAGTTTTTATTTTTTAAATATTTTAAGGAATTTCAATCATGGCAGTTGTGCCGCTTACATTGGCGAAAGCCCATATGAACATTGTCGGTTCCGATGATGACGAGCTAATCAATCACTATATTGACGCCGCCGAAGAATTTATTGCGGACTTCACCGGCAAGCCCATTCCCAACCCGGCACCGGCTTCACTCAAGCAAGCAATCCTTATGGTTGTCGCGCATTGGAACGAGAACCGCGAAGCCGCTACCGTAGGGATTTCCGCCGCTACCCTTCCGTTCGGAGTTATGTCGATCCTTCGCAATCATCGTGATTATTCGCTCGGACAAGGTGAATAGTCATGGCGAACGACAACGGCATGAAAGCTTTTAACGCCGCTATTGAACGGCTCAAGCGTGACGTTCCAGCGAAGGTAGTGAAGGCGCTTGTCACGTCCGGCAATGAGCTTGCCGCGACACAGCGCAAATTTGCAGAGACTTCGCGAGATACCGGCGCGCTAATCGACAGTATCACCGTGACGCTTCCGGGACAGACCACGCCGCCATATTCGCAACCGGGCGGCTCACGCGTTGCAGGACCGACAGAAGTTATTGTCACGGCAGGCAACAGCGATGTTCGCTATGCGCACCTTGTCGAATACGGCGCCAGCAAAACCGAAGCCCAATCTTTCTTTTGGTCCGCCTTTCGGCTTACTCGGAAACGAAATGAAAGCCGCATTGATCGCGCAG